CACTACTTTCCCCCCAAGGCTCCTAGATCGGGCGAGAGCGGCCCTACGGGGCCGCATTATCACGCTGATGGCTTTGCTTTGCCCAGACTTGAAACGGCGCGTCCTAGCCGCGTAGTGGGGTCTTACGGGCAAGAGGCCGCGGAGTGGTGTAAGGAGCATATGGGGCTAGATTTATATGGTTGGCAGCGGTATGCCTTGGATCGAGCGCTGGAATATGGGGAAGATGGCCTTCTTGTCTGGCCGTTAGTAATTATCACGGTAGGGAGACAATCAGGGAAGTCAGTCCTATCCCGGGCGGTATGTATGTGGCGGCTACATCACGCGGAGCACTTTGGGGAACCTCAGACTATTCTTCACGTTGCCAATAAACGTAATACGGCAATGGAGGTCATGCGACCCGCGGGACTTTGGGCAGTGAATCAGTACGGGAAGAAGTCCGTGAAGTGGGGAAACACGGAGGCAGGTATAGAAACACCTGACGGTAACCGATGGCTTATCCACGCGGCGAACGATAACGCGGGCGTCGGATACTCGGTAAGCATGGCCTTCTTAGATGAGTCTTGGAGAATCAGTAAAAGTACCTACATGGACGCAATAGCGCCCACAATGGCGGCAAAGATCAGTCCACAGGCATGGCTAGTTTCAACGGCTGGAGACTCAGCAAGTGACCTCATGCAAACCTACCGGCAGGCAGCGATAGACGCCATGGGCTCCGATGACCCGGACGCGTCAGAGATTCTCATCTTGGAATGGTCCGCACCCATGGACGCAGACCCGGAAGACCCGTTTACGTGGAAGTGGGGTAGCCCAGAATGGTCAGACAAACGGGAAAACTTCCTACGGCAACAATGGGCCAATGTGGAAGTCTCCGCATTTAAGCGGCAATACTTGAATATGTGGGTGGCTCACGCTGATCATTGGCTTAAAGATTCTTGGTGGGCAGACACAACAAGCAGCGACCCGCTACCTACTGGGGGCATTTGGAATATAGCCGTCGAGTCTGACTTTGACGGCATGGGCCACGCGGTAGCAATCGCAGCGGCAGACGATCTAGGTAACATTGTGGTCCGGGTTACGACTCATAGGACCATGCGGGAAGTAGATACACAGATAGCCAAAATAAGGCGCGAACATCCCAGCCTATACATACTTGTAACCCCGGGCTACGTTGACAGGCTCAAAGAACGATTCGATGGACTCGTAGGCCAACGCGAAGCAGCGGCAGGAACTCAAAACCTCTTAGACCTATTCGACCGCAAAGCAATCAAACACGACGGAAGCCAAACACTCCTAGAACACTTTGGCTCATCCACAATTAGCAGACGTCAACAAGGCTGGGTGCTATCCGCACCAATGGGCCGCAATGGTGTATACGCGGCTAGGGCCGTCATGTTCGCAGCCGCTCAAGCCTCCAAAACACCTAGGCCTATGGCAATGGTGCGAAGCCGTAGACGCGCATAAAACCCGCATACCACAGATCGGCAAGGTTGGCAGTATTTACGCGATATTCTTACCGCGTGGCGTTTCCCCGTTTCACTAGCGTCTTGCGGGATCAGCGCGTTATCGCTGACTCCCTGACTCAGCCATCCCTAGAGCCGGTCCCGCAAGTTCGCGAAGCATACGCAAACGCATCACTCTTGACCATGCTCGCGCAATCTAAAGGCGCCGGGGTAGGTAAAGCCGTAGCTTTACAAGTGCCGTCATTCGCTCGCGCATTACAAGTGTATACGCACACTATTAGCGCGTTTGAGTTAAAGGAATACATGGGCCGGGATCAAGTAGTCGCCCGGGCTTTCCTTGTGCAACCGTCAAAAGTCACAACTTACACGGCGATTATGACTCGCACCGTATCCGATTTACTTCTCTACGATGTTGCCTATTGGTATATCTCGGCTCGATCTTGGGACGGTTTTCCCAGCGAGATTACTTACATGCCATACGACCAGATTAGTTTTATTCCTTTCTCGCCATTTGCCGAGCCCGTCCCTTCCGATGGTGAAGTGCTTTGGAATGGGACACCCGTTCCAAATTCCAGCATTATACGATTCGACGGTGACGGGAACGGCGGTTGGCTCACGTACGGCTCATCTGCTATCAGCACAGCGGCGGCGCTTGAAGCGGCATCATTTCAATACGCAGTAAGTCCACTTCCACAGATTGCCCTAAAGAACAGTGGCGCGGACTTGCCCGAGTCCGTAGTAGATGATTTGCTGGATGCTTGGGAAGAAGCGCGACAGAACCGCTCAACCGCGTACCTTAACTCCACAATCTCAGCGGATACGTTTGGTTGGAACGCGAGAGACTTGCAACTCGTGGAAGGCCGTAACGCAAGCGCTACTATGATCAGCCGCCTATGCAACTTGGACCCGGTATGGGTGGGAGCAGGAGTAAGCGGATCGAGCCTGACCTATAGCAATCGCACCGACCTATATAGGCAATTACTAGACCTGTCACTTACTCCCGTTATGAAAATGATTTCCGAGCGTCTGTCAATGAATGACGTAACCCCACGCGGTCGCGAAGTCGAATTTGACACGGCATCATTTCTAAAATCTAACCCGCTCGAAATGGCGCAAATTGTTAACACACTTCTACCGCTTGGCGTCATTGACGTACCGGAAGCCCGCAACATGATCGACCTACCCGACCTAATGAACCTAGAAAATTTGGGGCCAGCATGAAAACAACGCAGCACGACACAGAACTAGTCGTAGAACTTCGCGAAGACCAAACCGGCGATATTGTCGCCACCGGCTACGGTCGCGCAGTCCCCTACGATCAGACAACACAAATCGGGGCCATGTCCGAATCATTCGCACGCGACGCTTTCAACCCGTCAGACGTAATCGGTAAACCCTTTGCCTATCGCCACGGTGAACCAATCGGCGTAATTACCGGCGCGGAAAACAAAAGCGACGGGCTTTACATTGACTTTAATATCGTCAATACGGCGCAAGGCCGCGACGCAGCCACGCTTATGCGAACAGGCGCAAGCAAAGGCCTCAGCGTTGGATTTAAGCCCATTAAATCTGTAATGAATCGAGCCGGTGACGCTATTCAGCACATGGCCGCGTCATTACTAGAAGTAAGCCAAACCCACATGCCCGCTTATGCAACAGGCGTAAGTGAGATCAGAGAAGACGAAGAAAAGGAAGAAACTATGTCAGAGCAGACCACTGACGAGGCCGTAGTGGTCTCGGAAGACATTGAAGCCCGCGAAGCAATCGGCGCCGTACGTCAAGAGCTCGCAGCACTCGCAGCTAGTGTCCACGTATCAGCACCCGCAGTACACGATCTAGCGCAATACCGCACCTTAGGCGATTACCGTCTAGCCGTCCTTAACGGTGAAATTGAGTCTCGCGCATTGTTCGATCAGGTAACAGCAAATAACCCAGGAGTCCTCCCGCCTAACTGGTCCCTCATTGTTCGCGGCATCTTTGACCTAGGCGCACCTACCATCAACGCATTCGGCCGCGAATCCGCAGGCACTACCGGAATGACTTTCAACTGGCCTTACTGGGAAAGCGATTTAACAGAAATTGTTGCCGAACAGGTAGATCAAAAGGACGAAGTTAATTCGGTAGCCATTAACATTCTTAAGGGAACCGCAAACCTTAAGACTTACGCAGCGGGTTCGGATATTTCATATCAGTTGCTTCAGCGGTCAAGCCCGTCATACGTCGACGCGCACACGCGCATCATGCTTAATTCATATGTGCAGGTAACCGATATTGCAATGGTTGCAGCAGTTTACGGTGCTCGCACGCCGTATTCGTACGACTTTGCGGCAGACACAACCGGAGCGGCTTTCCGCGAAGCAGTATTCGGTGCATCGGTAGCAGTGCAAACCGCTACCGGTATGCCTGCCGAGTTTGTGCTCGTATCCCCAACAGTCTTCACAAAGATTGGCGGATGGTCCACGTTCTTCCCAAGCAACTACGGAACGTTTAACGTGTCCGGTACGGCCCAGAGTAATACTCTCGGCGTATCCGTATCGGGACTGCCCGTTATCTTGGACCGTAACATTGGCGGTAGTGCGATTCTGGTATCTAACCGTGAGGCCGCTCGCTGGATTGAAGACGGGCCACGCCTGGCTACCGTTGAAAACGTGGCGCAGTTGGGCCGAGATGTTGCAATCTATGGCTATGGAGCAGCGCAGATTATTAGCGGCGCTGGCATCCAGTCACTAGAAGACTAAAACCCAAGTCAGAGAGTAGGACCCCTAAATGGCACTCGTAACAGGCGCAGAACTAGCCGAGGCACTTGACCTCGACTACGACCCGCCTACCGAGCCATACGATCAAATAGCCGCGGCAGCGGATGACATCGTAGGGGTCCTACTTACTGACGCGGCTTACGAACTTGAGCCACCCGCATGCAAAGAAGCGGCGCTATCTGTAGCGGTAGAAATTTATCAGGCTAGGACGGCGGCGGGCGGGCAAGCCGTCGCGACTGATTACAGCCCGGGACCGTATCGGCTTAGTGTGTGGATTACGCGGCGCGTTATGAGTCTGCTTGGTCCCTACATGAACACTAAGGGAATGATCGGGTGACCGCGCTGACAACCGAGGCGCGTCTAGAATTAGTAGACGCGTTTACCGGCTTGGGTTACAAAGTTTACACGGCAGTACCAAACGTACCCACGCCTAAAAGCATAGTCATCATCCCTGACACACCTTGGATAACGCCCAGCCGCATTGGATCAACTCTCAACTACGAAGTGTTCTGGAAAGTCATCGTTACCGTGTCACCTCGTAACAATGACGCGGCACAACTCGACTCGGAGAACGCAGTAGACGCGATACTTGCAGCAATCCCAAACCCTTACACGTTCACACGTGTCGGCCCTCCGCAACTGACAGACGTCGGCGCTCAGGGAACAGTAATAACAACCGAGATAAACGTCTCGGTCAGAATGAAGGAGAACTAACATGGCAGCAGTCGGCGTCGCAGGCTCTACTTTCACGGTGGAAGTCGGCGCATCACATTATGAAGATCAGGTAACCACCGGGACCGTAACCACGACCCCAACGATCACGCGTACTAAGACTTTAGGGGACGTGAACTTTACACAGACGGACCTTAATAGCACTATTTCGCTGAACTTCCTGTATGACGAAAATACGGGCATGTATGAAGCTTTAGCAACAGCAGCGGCAGCGGGCAGTTCTATTGCTATTGAAATCGCAACCGGTGCAGGAGGTGCGGACGGCCAATGGCTAGGCTACGCTATGTATATTGACAGTCTTGACATGGTTACGGACGCGGCTAACGTCGCTATGTGTACCGTATCGCTACAAGGTAACGTTACTTACACCTAACCACTACAGAGAAACGGGGAAACACCATGTATCCAACACTAATAATCAAACTCGGAGACAACGAAGCAACCGAGTACGAAATACAGACCCTAGACGTACACGAATACGATCGCATGGTCCACAAAACTAAAGACTATTCAAGCGAGTTTGGGCGTCAGCTCTACATCGCGTACACGCACCTTACGGGCAAGCAGCCTAAAACGTTTGAGGACGTAGCGGACTGGGCTAGGGCTAACGAAGTGCGTACACGTGTGGGGGAAGACAAGGACCCTACGACGAGGGAACTATTGGACGATTAGCGGTACAAGTTGCTTTAAGAATTGGGCGACCATTTCACGAAGTGATTGCGTACGACCCGGCATTATTTGCAACCATATTGGAGGAGTTAGGCGATGGCACAGAAACTCACTGACGCCTACATCGAGGGACTTAACGAAGTCCTCCGCTCTTTTAAGGCGCTACCTAAAGAGGCCGCTAAAGAATTACGCGAATCGTCGGTTATTATTGCGGAAAGATATATGGCTCCATCGTGGCGAAGCGCCGCATTAGGCGCTGGACCGTGGGGTCCAAAGATTGCGGACAGTGTAAAAGTCAAGCGCGACCGTTTGCCTAGTGTGCAAATCGGCGGAAACAGAAAAGTCTTCAGCGGCGGAGCAAGCGCCACAATGGTCCGCTATCCATCAGATCAAGGGCGCGGCACGGCACGACCCGGCCGAGTTATGCCGCCAGCTTTTGAGAAAACAGACTGGATTAAAGAAGCCAAACGCGGCTACGCGACAGAAGCCGTCACCGAGTGGGCTAAAGCCGTAGACCGTATTGTCCTCAAGTGGTCGGCACTGTAATGGCTGGCAAAACTCTTACCATTGTCCTAGCGGCAGATATATCACGTCTATCTAAAGGCTTACGATCAGCGCAAGGTGATTTAGGTAATTTTAATAATTCAGCAGACGGCAGCAGCAAATCACTAGGTCTACTGGGCGGCGCAATGATCGCGGCAGGAGCCGCCGCCGCAGCAATGGCAATAAAGTTTGGTGTAGATTCCGTAAAAGCATTTGCAGAAGATGAAGCCTCAGCAAACAAATTGGCAAAAACTTTAGACAATCTTGGATTAGCGCACGACACTAAAAAAATAGAAACATACATAGCATCTCTTGAAATGTCTGCCGCCGTAGCCGACGATATTTTAAGGCCAGCATATTCCCGTTTAGTGCGGGCTCTTGGAGACACTGGACAAGCGAGCACAGCATTAGCGCTATCCCTTGATATTGCAGCAGGGACAGGCAAAAGCGTAGAAGCAGTAACAAACGCATTAGGAAAAGCCTACGAAGGTAACTTTACGGCACTTGGAAAACTTGGCACAGGCATAGACAAAGCCACCTTAAAATCAGGCGACTTAAAAGAAATCACTAAACAACTCAGCGAAACATTCAGCGGACAGGCAACAACAGCCGCAGAAACTACGCAAGGATCATTAAACAAACTTGGAATAGCCGCAGGCAATTTACAAGAGGCTTTCGGGCGTGGACTTGTAAAAGCCTTTGGAGACGCTAGCGGCAGCGTGTCAGGATTTGCAAAACAAATAAACAACATGCAACCAGAAGTAGAAGGCCTCGGGCTTATCACCGGCAGAGTTGCACAAGGCGGTCTAGGATTCTTTGGCACAGTGCTACAAGGTATGACTTCACAAGGCGGAGTGCTTTGGGCTTTCGGCAAACTCATCGGCGTAGACACAGCAGCAGTAGACGAGTTCTCGGGAGCGCTTAACCGTGTGCCATTTGCTCAGAGTGTTTATTGGCTAGAACATTACGGGCAAGGCCTAGGCATCATGAACGACTACGGACGCGCCGCATTTATTCAAGCGGAAAACCTAGCCACAGCGTTCAACAACCAGAACACCTCACTTACCGGCACAAGCAAAGCCATAAAAATAAACACAGACGCTTTAGATTTACAAAGCGCCGCGTTAGACGTAAACAAGACCAAACTATCGGCGGCAACAGATCAACTTAAAACAGCACAACAGGCTTACACGGATTTTTGGAAAAATACACAAAGCCAAATAACTCAAGGCATAGACCTAGCCGCCGCGTTTGATCTTTCACAAACTAGCGGGCAATCCATTGACGAAATACTCGGGGCACAGATTGGTCAGTTAGATTGGTACGGCACAATCCTAAGAGAATTAAACGCGGCGGGCGCTAATGAGGCGCTTATGGCAGCGATTACAAGTAACTCCCCGGAAATTGGCGCTAAAATTGGTGAAGACATAATCTTAAAAGGATTAGTGCCAACACTTAACGCACAATACGATTACTTAAAAACAACGTCCGAGTTTATTGCAAAAGCAATAGTGCCAATAGGCAAAGTTACAGGCATAGATACAGCCATAAACACGGTACAAGGTTTAGCGGCTCAAGTTGAAAAAGATCAAGACAAATATAAGGCAATAGGTAAAAGCATTGGCAAACCTATCGGCGCTCAAGCAGCGGACGAAATCGCTAAACTTATTTCGGCAGCATGGCGAGATATTGAAGAAGCAAAAACAGCGGCAGCAGCAGCAGCAGCAGCAGCAGCGACAAACCGGCGCGTTATAGTTTCGGATCAGCAAGCAATCCAACAACTTAACCAGATTCTTGCTAATGGCAACGCAAGAGCCGGATACCAAGACACGGTACTAATAGCATGACAGCAATTACCAGCCACGTTAATTCCGTTATCATTGGCGGCACATCCGTAAACCTGTCCCAAGTGGAATGGTCGCTAACCGTAGACCACGGGCGCAACGACGTTACGCAAGCGCCACAACCCAGCGGAGCACAGTTCACAATGCTTGGACCTTCAAGCATTATTGGAGGCATATCTTCAAGCCTGACGGTAACAGCATGGAGTAGTCTTAGATTCACGGGCACAGTTACCGACATGCAGATTACTCACCTGTATTCACCTAACGGAACATATAAGGCTCGCGTTACTTATCAAGCCCAAGGCAACTTCTCTAAACTAGGTTTACGAAATGTCGGAGCCGCTGGCTATGTAGAAGAATCGGTAAAACTTCGCACCGATGAGATCATGGTAGAAACAGGTTTAACGTATTCCGCAAACATGGACCCAATGCAAGTGTTACTAGCACAAGCAGCAACCACAGAACCACAGCCAGCCCTTACGTTGCTATCAAACATTTGCACCCAGACCGGCGCGACAATGTACGACCTACCTAACGGCACTATCGGGATCGAGTCTTATAGCCGTCGCGGCTATGATTACAACCCCGCTACGTGGGTTTACGTAACGGGTACGTGGGCAGATTATACGCTTTATAATTGGGATGACCTTTACACGGCGTCAGCCGCCGCACCCGTACCTGTGACTCTTACTAATGGCTCAGTCATTTGGGAACCCGTGTGGAGAAACAACATCCTTACCGTAGTGAACCGCGCCACCGTTGCCTACGGCGCTAGTAACCCCCAAAGTGTCATAGTTGCAGAAGACACGGCAAGCCAAACAACACACGGGCTACGCGCCACAGTGCTCCCTACTCAACTGTCAGACCCGCTAGATGCTTACAACAGGGCCGGCGCAATCATTACGGCACAATCGGAGCCGCGCTACGACTTACAACAAATACAGATATTTGTAGACCTACTGACGACACCACAACGAACAGCAATACTTGCCCTAGTTTCAGGCGATCGGGTTCAGGTAAACGGGCTACCGTCACCGGCTCCCATAACTCAATTCTTGGGCATTGTTGAGGGATGGTCAGAGCAATACACGGAACAAGGCCACGTACTCACTTTGAGTCTGTCGGACCCTCGATACTCGTACGCAATGGCCCAATGGATTTCAGTGAGCCCGACACTCATATGGGGTAACGTCAATGCAAGCATTCAATGGTATAACGTCGTCTTACCTGACGATCTACTAGCAGCATAAGGAGAAAAGAATGGCTACAACTACCTACGGTTCGCCTTATGTGCAATCGTCTGACCTCGTTTCGGGGTGGCCTACGTCCTCCCTAGCGGTCGCGGATCGGATAGATGACGTCGCTATGAAAGGCAACGGAATCAACGCCCAGACCGGTACGACCTATACAACGGTGCTAACGGATGCAGGCAAAACGGTTACAACGTCCAACGCGTCAGCCGTAACGGTGACTATTCCGCTCAATTCCTCGGTCGCTTACGAAGTAGGAAGCGTCATCCAATTTCTCAACATTGGCGCGGGCGCTCTCACGATAGCGGCAACCGGCGGCGTAACCATAAATAACAATGCCGGAACTACCGCGCAATACAGCGCTACCTCAATTATTAAAACCGCAACCGACACATGGTATGCAGTGTCGGGTGGTGGTATCCCAAAAGCCTCATATAGTGCGACGACCGGCAGTCCCACTATTACGACAGTGTCCGGAAAAACTTGCATCACGTACACGGGTTCCGGGTCCATTACGACCACGGCTGGAGTAGTCAACGTGGTCATGGTCGGCGGCGGTGGCGGTGGTGGCGGCGGTAACCAAGGAAACGGCGGCGGCGGTGGTGGTGGATTTTTTGAGGGCGACATCATTCTCAACGCGGCTACTCAAACGGTTACGGTAGGCGCTGGAGGCGCGGCAGGCGTCACGACTCGCGGAACTAATGGCGAAGCGTCCCGCGTAAGTTATTTCGTTGCGGCAGGCGGCGGCGGTGGTGCTAGTGAAACTACAGGCGTCACGGTTGGCATCATTGGCGGCTCAGGTGGTGGCGGAGCAAATACCGGCGCAGGCGGGGCGGGCACATCTACACAAGGCTTTGCAGGCGGCGGGACAGTAACACAGGGCAGCGGCGGCGGTGGCGCTAGTGCCGTGGGTGCTAACGGTGCTACACAACAGGGCGGAGTAGGCGGAGCAGGAAAAGCGACTTCTATCTCCGGCTCAAGTATTACGTACGGAGGCGGTGGCGGTGGCGGTGTCTACGTCAACCGCACAGCGGCAGGAGCAGGAGGCGCGGGTGGCGGCGGAGCCGGCGGCAAAGGTGCAATCGCTACAGCGGGAACTGCCAACACTGGAGGCGGCGGCGGAGGCGGCGGCGGCTCCTATGCGTCACCTCGGGCTGGTGGCAACGGCGGTAGCGGTATCGTCGTAATTCTGGTCGGCTAAATGTTTACGTTTCTTAGTGGCATGCCACGGGCGGGCTCTACTTTGCTATCTGCCATTCTGTCTCAGAATCCTGACATTCACGCAGAAGGTAATAGTGCCGTATGCCAACTCATGTGGGATATGCACAAATCGTGTGAAGGCCCATCAAGTGAGCAATTACAAGCAAACTATCGGGCCGCTACTCAGGATGATTTAGTGCGTGCTATCCCTGCAATTTACTATAAAAACATTACAGCCACTCACATTGTCGATAAGTGTAGGTCTTGGACTTTGCCCGACAATATGGATTTAATCAGGAGATACATCACGCCGGACCCTAAAGTCATTGTGTTAGATCGACCAATAGATGAAGTGCTTGAATCTTTCAAGAGATTACGGGCAGCAAACGATCTACCGACTAACGTCAACGATTTGATCCAGCCAGGCACAGACCCAGTAATGCGATCCTTCACGGGAGTCCAGCACGCTAAAACGAGCGACGATCCGGCTTACTTATTCATAGATTACGCGGACCTATGCGACGACCCTCAAAGTCAAATACGTCGCATTTATGAATTTTGTGAGTGGGAATTATTCGCTCACGATTTTGAGTACGTTTATAATGATCATCCGGAAGATGACACCGTCTACGGTCTTACAGGTATGCACACAATTAGAGAGAAAGTAGGCCGGTAATGGCGCATTTCGCATTAGTTCAAGACGGAGTAGTTCAACGAGTAGAAGTCTTAGTAAATGAAGTTATAACAACGCCATCCGGGAAAGACTCTGAACTAAAAGGCAAGCGCTTTATGGTAAGCCTTTATCCTGAAACCACGGAAGACCAATGGGTGCAGTGTTCCTATAACGCAAACATGCGGGGAGTGTATCCCGGGTACTCCTACACATGGGATGGCTCAAACTTTGCGCCACCTGTAGAAACAATTATCGAGCCGGTAAAGGATGCAACCGTCTGACTGGGTAACACTCATCGGAGGAGTGTTATCCATTCTCACAGTTATCGTTATTGCTAACGTCTGGCTTATCAAGTCCGTAGTTAGGCAAGAACTCCGAGGGTTCGAGGAGAGGCTAAAACATGATAGGTAGATGGCTCGCTACGGCGTGGCAGGCAAGCCTAACTAAAAGCGTGGCGGGCGCGGCGCTCGGCGCGGTCCTATCGTGGCTCATGACGTCGGACGTAGACCCGCTCATTGTAGGAATTGGCGCGGCAGTTATCCCGTTAGTTACTAACGCTCTCAATAAATACGACCCGCGTTACGGAATGGGCAAACAGACCCCTCTCTCAGACCTTGCCACTTCCCACGAGTTTCCAATTGAGGGCGAACAGTGACCGCGTGGCGACCATGTGCCGCAGCGCTGACGCTGCGCGCACAAGTTGACAAGCGTTGGCCTAAACGGGACCGGGGAGCGGATGGCATTATTGGAGACGCCGCACATAGGGCTAGACCTAGCGACCACAACCCAGACCGCGCTGGGTGGGTTCACGCGCTAGACATAGACGCGGATTTACTGGGATCAGGTAAGGGCCGGGGTATGG